TGTGATTGTAGCAGACCTTGTTATTCCAGTGGCATTAGAAACAATTTCAGGGTTGTTCTAATGTATGTTCTAGTGCTCATAATGTTCTTTGAAGATAGGTATAAGATCCAAGGTCATCATACATTCTTTCCAAGTCAGGTTGCTTGCCATGAGTTTGCAGCTCCACTTAAAAAAAGACTTATGGACACTAGACCTTCACCTAACTCTGATGTAAAATACTATTGTTTTGAAGTTCCAAAAGAGGTTTAAATGAAATACGACCCAGTAAACAGCCCAGCACATTACAAGTTAAGTGGTGGTATAGAGTGCATTGATTATATCAAACAGGTGCTAACCCTTGATCAGTTCATTGGTTACTGCCACGGTAATATGATTAAGTATCAACACAGATATATGTACAAGGGTAATCCTGTTCAGGACATGGAGAAAGCAGAATGGTATTTAAACAAAATGCTAGAGGCAATGGAGGAAAAACACAAATGAGACCATACGAAGAAGGCATAAAGGACTTTAGGGAAGGCAACTTAGGTAATCCCCATAGACCTAATACGAAGCAGAACAGGGAGTGGGAGATGGGCTTTAACAAAGCTTACTTCCGTAACCTTGAAAGGGTTAAGTTGAATGAACAAAAACAAAAAGAGTCTTGAAGAAGAGGCCAAAAGTTACAGGCAGAAAAAGATAAAGCCACCGCTGAAAAACAAAGCACTTACTTCTCGTAGGTACTTAGCTGGTCAAGCGATGGCTGCGTTGTTATCAAGATCTCCAGGGCATGTTCACAGAGGAGATATAAAGCGTGAGTCATATGATTGGGCAGACTTCATGTTAGAGGATGATGAGGAATAACAAAAGGGGGCTTCAAGTGGCCCCCTTAAGTTTATTCTAGATTAAGATCTCCGTAGAATATGTCGTCATAGCTGTCTACAAGACTTTTTATTTTAAGTAGTTGTTGTAGTCCACCGTCTTGTTTTAGTAAGTCTTCGGGACTACCTTGAATATCTAAGAACTCCATAACTTTTTTAGTTTTCTTTTTGTTTTTGCTAAGCAGTCTTACTATATTAATACTACGAGGCATACCTTGCTCTACCACAGACATAACATCTTTCTTCACATCTGTTGCAATACTATCAAGAATCTTTTCTTTATCCTCTAAATCAAGCTTAAAGTAATTTGGATTTTTCTTAAGGTATTCAATTGCTGTTGCCTCAAAGAATGGGGCAGCTAGGTTATCCATTTTATTTTTTATCTCAGGTGGACCATCAAAACGAATTGCCTTCCAGTAAGGTCTACCTGCAGAGTTCATCATCTTCTCAATTAAGTTAGGGGTTTTTAATCCTCTAACACCTAGTATCTGCTTACCTGTATCAGGTGTAAAATCTGTACCTCTTGTGGGTGTAGCTCTCGTAGGTAGGTCTTTAGATGTACCTGTTATATTATTTATATAACGAAGCATTTGATTTTGAGTTTCTCCACCCTGACGAAGATCAGGATTCATCTTACCATCAGATACCATTCCCCATACTTGATTGACAGGATCGAGAGGTCTTGTTACACCTTGAATAAACCTAGCTGGAACTGCACCTAACATATCTACAAAGGGTTGATAGTTACCTTCGTTTACAATCTGTTCCCCTGCATATGTAATAGCCTGACCAACTTCATCAAGATCTCTTACAGCTTGACCTCCTATTTGAATACCAAGTTCTTTAATAAGATCTGCAGGAACCTGACTAGGATCAAAGTCAGTAATATTATTACTGTCACCTAGACCGTGTGCACCTATCTGCGACATTAGCCTCATAGTTGATGCTGGCCAATCATACTGTCTATTTTGAATAGACCCATCATCTTGCATATCTTGATTGTGAGCAAGGTTATTTTCAATACGGTCTCTTGCACCACCTTTAACACCAATACCTATACCAATAAGTGCCCAACCTGCTGCCATCTTACCTAGTGATTCAGCACCTTCACGGGTAGCAAAGTCTAACTCTTGACCAGTAACTTTTTTAACAGCAAATCTCATAGCGTTTATACCAGTAAGATCAGCCATAGTTGCTACTGTAGTATTTAAAAAGCTACCAAAGGGTACAATATAGCCAAGGATACTTCTGTTAGTCAGTGTTTCTACACCTTTAGCCCATGTCCTAGCAGACATCATAGCTTCTTTTCCAGGGAGTGATGACCAGTTTACAGAAGCAGTTTCACGCATAGTTCTAAAGACTGCTTTATCTAACACCTCCTCTTTAAACTTGTCTGAGGCCATTTCAAGAGCAGCATCGGAACGAGCAAAGAATTTTTCTGGCGTTTCACCGTAGGCTCTCATGATAGCTTGATTTACGTTAGTGCCAAAAGCCCAACGCTTAGTTAAACTATCTTGTAATCTAACACCAGTTAGTGCTTGTGCACCTTTAGTAACTTCATTGGCACCCTTCCAAGCAAGCTTCTCAACATCTTCAGCACCTGCAAAGAAGTTGTCGTATTTAATTTTATCCAGATTAAAATCTTTTATACCATCTCTAACACCGCCATCACCAGCAATATCTCTGAAGAGTCTTTCAGCTACTTCTGGTTTTAATGCAAGTATCTTATCAGCATATTCCATAGGAATATCTGGAGAGAATACATCAGCACCTTTTCTAAGTGCGCCTATTACAGAACCATAAGCTCTGTTGTAATATTTTTCAGCTGCATCTAAGTCACCAACTACCCTATAGCCAGCACCTTGAACTAAGTTTATGGCACCTGTAGCAAAGTCGGCAGCAGTATTAAGACTGACAAGCTGAGTAAAACCTTTAAGATTAGCACCCGTGGTTGCAAAGTGTGAAGTCAACAGGCGCTTATACAAAGACAGAGTAAATTGATGACGTGCTGGTAAGTCTTCTGCTTTCTTTGTTTTACCACCTAATATTGCTACAGCATCATCAGCCTTAACGTTAGCTCTTTCCAAACGACTGAGCTGTGAAGGTGTCCAAAGAATACTACCAGCTGTGCTAGTTCTTTTTTGAAAGGTATCAGCTAAGGCATCGGCACTGTATTGAAGTCCTAACTTTTCTCCTGTAGATTTTTCAAAAGACTTCATAGCACTTGCAACGGTATCATCGGGAAGAAGTCTTATGGCCTCGCCAAATACACCTGTTACAGTGTTGTCTTCCATCATAGCTTCATGAATAACCCAACCAGAATCTTTAAGTGCTTGGTAGTAGCCATTATTACTTTCATCACCAAACCAGAACCTTTTAAAAAAGCTATCTAATAACTCTGGATTAATAACTTCTTCACCACGCATCTCAATACCTAGTTCAGCCTGAACTTTAAGCTCTTCCCAGTTTAAAAATTCTTTGGGGTCAGAAGTCTTAGCATCAAAGTTGTCGTTGGTTTTAGATATTAATTTCTTTTTGTCTACTCTCTTAGCTAGTTTTCTTTTAGCTTCTTCTGGGGTGAGCTTTAACAGATCAGCATCAAACTCTTTGTAAGCAAGCCATTGTGGAGCTAAATTACTTTTACGGAGTTCTTTTGCGGAAGCACCTAACCCTACCAGAGTTGGAATAACAATCAAAGAACCTGCTGCAGTTAGTGCTGTTTGTGCCTTAGAGTAATCCTGCTGTACACCAACATCAATAAGTTGAGACTGATAGGCTACATCTACACCAGCCCCAATGAGGGCATCAGCAGTAGCATAAGGTAGTGACTTAGCTACAGCCTGACCAATAGCTTTTGTAGCACTAGCTTTAGCCACACCTTTTTTAGCTTGGTCTTTTGCTGCATTTATCATTAATGCACGAGCAGCTGCACTTGATGCCTTAGTTGCACCAAAACCAATTATTTTACCTAAACCTAGCGACAGAATAGTGGATGGGTCATAGACAGCAGCCTTACCATAATCAAGCATGGCATCTCCCATCTCACCCCAAGAACCTTCACCAGTAAATGCATTATCCATCTGATCAAACAGCATGTAGCCAGCACCAAGTTTAGCCTTGATGTTATCATCTGAACCTAGACCATAGGTTAATTCATTTGCAGTAGTTACTGTTTGACCGCCAGAAAAAGATCGTTGATAGTTTTGCCAAGTCTCAAAGACATCTTCATTAGACATTTCACGGTAGTCTTGAGAGGATAGCCCACCAATAGTGCCACCAGCCAGTCCAGTAAGTCCACGTCTTGCTTTAGTTAAAACCCCACCTGGAGTAAATCTACTTTCAAGACTGGAACGTACAACCTCCATAAGACGATCATCATTTACGATGTCTTCTTTAATTAGCTTACGTCCATACTCTTTAAACACGCCTTCAAGATCCACATAAGAAGAGTTATCTGGACCCTGAGGTATGGTTGTTGTTTGAGTTTGTAGAGTTTCACCGAGGCTTAATGTACTTGGTGTACCAGTAACCTCTTTAATACTTAGTGTAGAACTAGGTAAAACATCTTGAGTAGGCTCATCGCCTAGTACTTCACTAATACTTAGATTTCCCATAGCTACCTACTTAGTTATCGTTATTTCATCTATTACATTTCCGTTAGGGTCTGTAACCTGCACCTTGTCACCTTCTTTAAATACGCCAGCTCTTATTAAACTCCTTAACACTGAGTTGTTTGGACTTTGAGGAACTTGTGTAGGTGTTTGAGAGGCATTAAATAGTGCAGGATTTAATGGTGCATCTTCAAATGTTTTATAACTATCTAGTAATTGATCTGTATAGGTACTTCCATAAAGAGCTACCAAGGGTGCATAGGAAGGAACTTTCTTGTTGGCAGCTGATTGAGCTTGTTCTATTTGAGTTTTACGGTTACTTAACCAAGCTCGTTCAATAGCAAGATCTGATCCTGCAGGTATCTCTAAATCTGAAAACTCGCCAAGTCTAATATTAACTGCGTTTAATTCTTCTTGTGCACGAGTCTCATTAAATGCTATAGCTCTACGTTCAAACTTATCTAAATCTTCAAGGTCAGGTGTTTCTACAAATGCAGGTTCTTGAAATAAGACCTGCCCTGGAACTTGAGTACCAGCATCAAGAGCCATCTTTAGCATAGAGTCCATCTCTCTCCCGATATAAGTTTCAATCTCAGTGTAGTCTATAGGTTGATTTCTTGGTTGAGTAATTACAGCTTTTTCTATTATTTGATTTACTACTGTATCAGGCAAAGTAAGATTCTGTTCTTCGTATTTAAGCCTCTGATCATCAAGAAGCTTAAGTAAATTTGGTGCTGCGGCTTTATCACCAGAAGCTAATATTGGAGCTAAGACATCATCTCCCAGACCGTAATTTTGTTGAAGGGATTTTGTGGCGGCACTTAAAGATACAGCATCGGGGCTTGCTTTACCTGACTTAGTTCCCATACCAGCAAAGCTACCTACCCCATACTTAGACATAAGTTCAAAACTTAAAGCTTCTCTTTTATCTTGTCGAGCTTGCTCTAGGGCTTTCTGTTGGTCTAGATAATTGACATAATCTAAAACACCTTGTGCACGTAGTTTAAATGCCATTGTTATACCCTCGCCATTAGACCTTGAGGTGCAGTAGGTTGTTCTTCCTCTACCTCCATTGGTTCTTCTTCTGTTGTTTCTTCTTCTGGTGCCATTGATAACATAGTCATTGACATTACAGGAGTTGCCTCTGTTTCTTCACCTTCTTGTTCACGAAGTTTACGAAGCATCTTCTTAGCTCTCATGGTATCACGTTCGTATGACATGGCTTTATCACGTTCAGGATCTTCAAACCCTTCGTTAAACTCTATGTCAGCTCTAATTGCAGCAGCTTTAATATGTTCATGTATAACTGGACCAATGATAAGACTTATGTCAATGCTGTGGATACCCTCCATGACAGCACTACGAAGTATACCTTCTACTAACGACACTAAGTCTAAGCCCATCTCAAGAAAGAACAAAGCGTCTTCCATTGCATCTGGATTAGATAAGTTGTCGATGTGCATATCTAATGCTTCAATAGGATCTACTATCTCTGGCGGTCTTTCAAAAGGCATAGCCTTTGGCTCAGTTGTAAGTGATTGGCCTGGGATCGGCCCATTAAATATTAAACTCATTAGTTAGACCCTTTGACTAGTTCTAGATATTGTGGGTAGTATGGCATAATGTGTTTCTTTGACTTAGCTAAACCTCCGTACTCTTCCGTAGGTCCATCGTGATGATACTTGTAAACGTACTCTAAACCCTGACCTCTTTTTTCAGCAAGACTCGTATTATATTGTGTAAATTCTATTAAAGCCTGGGCTTGCATTTGTATATCATCCCTGTTTACTTGATCTAATCCATAGCCAGCACCAGTATCATCTACAAATTGTCCAAGGCCATAAGCACTACTAGACTTAGCTGCAGCATACTTATTAAACCCAGACTCGTGACGAGCAGTTGCTAAAGCGTAGGCTATCTCTTCATCTGATGCTTGTAAGGTTTTACCCACTTCAATAATAGTTTTTATAGCTTCTTTTTGAGCAGATTCAGGAGCACCACCTGCATTACGAGTAAAACCTTCTACCTCTAAAGGATCATTGTAGTAGGATTGAGATACTATTTTAGATTTTTGTGTTCCCTTTTTACCTAATAAATCCTTAGGTATATCAAATGCAACCTTAGCCATAAGTCCCGTGGATGGTTTTTCAACAGGTGTTTCTACATCTTTATTCACACTCGCCAAGTACTTTTGAATATCTTCTTCAGCAGCTTTAACATCGTCATTAGCAGACTTAAACTTTTGGTTTAGGATTTGATCTAACATCTCCTCACGATTTTCTCCAATACCCTTGAGTTTATCTTGAGTCTTTTTTGTAACAAGACCCCTAGATTCACTCATAAGTTTAGCTGCTTTGTAGTTTTCTACACCACCTTGTTGAGCTGCTTCCAATCTATTTTGATATTGTTTTGCGTATGACATTTATTGTTCCTTTAAAATAAACCACCAAAGATACCTTTACCTTCACTTCCAAATAGGAACCTAAATAAAAGTTGAGACTTAGCTACATCTTCTTGATAGCCTAAAGATTCTTTTAACTCCTCTAAAGTTTTATCAGCCATTAAGATGCTCAAACCCCTGTCTTTAGCAGACTCAGTAGAAGTAAAGTTGTAACTCATTAGGTCTCGTTCACGTTGCCACACAGCGTCAATATTCTTTGAGGTCATACCATTAATAG